GATTTCCCGCTCAGTGAAGCGGTGCGCCGTGTAGCCCTCGATCCTTGCCCAAATCATCGCCGGATCCAGCGCCGCCGCATCATCCGACAGGCCGTAAGGTGCAGCAGGATACGCCGCCGGGACCGCCTCAAATTGCTTTAGAACGTCGATCATCTCACGCCCTCCATCTGTTCAAGGTTCGGTGCAGACCAGTGCCAAGGCCGTCAGGCATAATCACGCCAACAGGCCCCCAATTTCGCGCTTCAACTTGCGCTTCAGGATATGCGGGCCGGGTTACGATCGAGAGTTCGTAAAGCAAGGCTTGCAGCACCGTTCGGATGATCGCATTGTGAGCCCCATTTTCAGGGTCGTGGCCCTCATCTTCGATCTTCTCAGGCTCAGGAACCGCCCGCTTTGGTGGCAAGCGAAACCCTGGACTAATGCCGATCGTCAGACCCGCCGTAATGCCCGCTAAAATATCCTTCACATAGGACACCTCTTGCATCTCAGGCGTTATCGTCGCGGTGAAGGTCAGCGCATCATCACCGTCCACAAGGTCCAAGGTGCCAGCGCCGCGCGATGCCAAAGGCTTGTCAAACGAATGGCCCACCAAAAAATGAATGTCCTCTTTTGGATCATTTACGCGATAGGCAAACGCACGGGATGCAATCGCCTCTTTTCTTGGCCGACCGGAACGGCCCCCATCACTGAGGACCGCCCGTTTGTTATATGGAAACCGACCTTGCAACGACATTGCGCCGGAAGCCCGCTTGCGTAGTTCCAGACCGCCATCTGCAAAGCCGGTCAGCATCTTACTGGATACCCGTCAGGATTTCGAGCTGGACGCCACGCGCAACCGTCACGTCCAATGTGGTCAGTGCCGTCAGGCGCAGTTGCCCAGACTTGGCGTCACTGTATGGATCACGAACTAAATCGACAGCCCCCCACATACCGCAAAACACTGGGGCCACGCCGTTTGTGGTCGTGGTCATAAGCGCCTTGGATCCTACAGGTGGACCGCCTGCCGGTGCAGTGATGCCGTTTGTGGTCAGCAGCACCTTGCCGATCTTAGCAATCAAGCGGTCCCATTCCGAAACAGCCGTGCCGGTGATCAGATCATCATCCATGCCGTCAAAGACTTCAGGACGCAGCAACAAATTGACAGCACCTGGGCCGCTTGCCGCGTTCGCGGTCATAAACCGCACCGCCGCCGCACGGAACGCCGCATAGGATGCCGCCGCATCAATCGCGGTTTCCGTAATCCCATAGGTAGCCGCGCCGGGGAAAATGCCCAAAGGTTCGCCACCCGCACCAGATCCGAGGAAAATGGCCCGATCAACCTCTTGCAAAATAGCCGCGCCCATATCGCGCCGCACCGCCTGTTCAAGACCAGCACCCGCTTGCTTGAGAGCCTTGCGCGTGATATTCATCTGAACGCCCAAAGTGTTGTCAGGCTTCATTGGACGGTCGACAGTTGTGTAAGCCTGAGGCCCCGGCACATCGCCAGTCTCAGAACCAGCCCAGCCCGGTTGTGCGCCGCCCGTGGCAACGGGGTATTCGATTTCACCCACGCCCACGTTGATCATCCGGCAACCCATCTGAGTTGCACTTGATCCCGCAAACAAGCGTTCAATCGTTGGCATTGTGCGGATAGGGTCAGGCACACCGCCTGCAAGCGTCTCACCGGCACGGGTTTCCAGCGCCTCAAGAGGAACCGGGATGCCTTGGAACCCGCCCGCACTGCGCAGTTCCTCGACCATTTCAGCCGTTGCACCGTCCAGCTTGCGGCCTTCATCCAGTGCCAAGGCGACTTGGCGCAGTTCAAAACGGCCTGCCAGTTCGCCCCATTCCTTATCAGAACGGGTTTCCAATTCGGCTCCGGCTTCGCGGCGTTCGTCGTCCTCAGACACAAGAGCCGCACGGAACCGCGTTTCGTTGGTGCGATATTCCGCATCAAGCGTTTCCATAGACCGCGTTTCATCCTCAGACGGGGTTTCTTTGCCGACAAGGCCCGCGAGACTTTGACGGATTTCCGACTGACGCCGTGTAATTTTTAGTGAATCAAGCATGGTTATTCTCCTTATGCTTTTGGGAATTTCGCTGCATGTTGCGCAACAGATCGCGCCATTGCTGGCGCTTTGGGGTTAGAGGCTTATGCCCAACCTCAATTCGGGTTTTCCGAGCATGACAGGGGCCGCAAAGCATCTGTAAATTGCTCAGAGAATAAGATAATTCGGGATGTGTTTTGACGGGCAGAACGTGGTCACATTCAAGCCGCTTGTGAGTGCCACACTGTACACAGGCCCAGCCGTCACGGTCCAAGACTTGCATCCGCAACGCCTTCCATCGTGGGCCGCGTGTGACTTGCCGTGAGTGTCGTTTGTATTCCTGTCTTAACCCCATGCTATGCGCCCTCCCTTGTGGGCTGGACGGCCCATAATTCGAGCGCCCTCAGAGACTGCCAAGACGGATGCACATGCGGCGTCAATACGGCCCATAGACCGGCCCTTTACGATTTTAGAATTGCCCGCCGGATCAATGAAAACAGCCGCCTCGCCAATGGCGTGACGCAACAGCAGGCTTTCAGAAACGTGCAGCTTGTCGTCAAAGACGAACCGGCGGAACCGTTCCACGTCCTCAGAACCATCCTTGAACCCCATGCCGCGCCATATGACAGGGGCGCGGTTGCCGATTTCCGACAGCGCGTCACTGATTTCAGATTGCTTGAACCTATCCGCGACAATCGCCGCGATGTGTTCGCCTTCCACATGGCCCAGAACACGGCGCAGCCATTGCGCCAGCGGGACAGTTTTTTGACCCATTAACGCAAGTTCGCCGCGCTTGTGCATCAAGGAATACAGATCACCGACAGCATCAGCCTGCCCACGGGCCTCAAGTGTCGGAACCGTACCAAACGCCCCCCACGCCTCAAGACGCCCCGTCTCAGGCCACAGATAGGCAACGGCACTCATAGAAGCCGATTGCCCTTGATCGAGCCCAATCACAACCGGCCCTTGGCGTGGTGGCAGATCATCGGTTTCGCATTGCAGCCACTCATTCAAGTCTAGCAGTGCATCGCGGTTGTCCTCAGCCACACGTTCGTTGCGAGACAGCAGGCGGAACCGCGACAGGGCAGACCCGCCCCGTGCCAGCGCCAACGCCGCGTCCTCTTTCAGACGGGTCATTGTGGGGCCGATCCCATGCTTGGAACCGGGGTTGGCAATCGTCAGACTGTCCACATCGTCAACAGGTAAGTTTGGCGTGGGTCGGTGTTCTTGGCGATAGACGCCGGGTGCATCCCGATCCAGCCAAAGGCTAAACGGGTGCATGTCATTGCTGGCCGAGGTCGATATGATCAGGGCCTTGCCGTCGCGCTTTGACAGACCCGTCAACAGCGCCGCCTCAAGTTCGTCACCCTGAGAAATGGGCCAATGCCCACGCTCATCAAGGACGGCCAGCGTGGGGCTGGACCCAAGCGCAGACTTACCGTCAGCAGAGATTGCCTTGATCAGGTGTGGCCCGTTTTCGTCGTCATATTGAATTTCAAATCGGGGTTGCCGCCGGATCGTGATCCGCTTTTGGATTTCCTCAGGCAAGGTTCCGATAAATGACGCGCAATAGTTCCAAGCAATTTTGGCCTGTTCTTGAGTTCGGGCCGCAATAATTATCTCCCGTTCTTTGGCGTCAGACCATGCGCCCAGCAATTCACCGGCGCAAAGCATCGCAGAGATAGCGGACTTGCCGTTACCGCGCCCCACGCTCAGGACGCCCACGTTGATACCGTCAGCAAACGCGCCTTCAACGAAACGGTTTTGATAGGGTGCCAGCTTGATCGCCTTACCTGCCAGCCGCCCAGTGGGAACCTTCAGAGACTTGCAAAACTGTTTGACTAGGGTTGCCTGCTTCATGCCACCCACCCGAACCACAGATCAAACGTGTGTGTGGAATGAAAGCCCACCCCCTCGGTCCCCCCACCGGAAAGAAAAGGGGGCATTGGGACCATATAAGTCATGTGATGAAGCGCTTGTGTCAGATCAACAATCCCTGTCGTTTGTTACAATAT